CAAGCGTCTCTCATGGTTAGAAAACCCAGAGCCTCGGAGACTATGGGCCATAAGATGGGTGAAAATCTGTGAACGAATGCCTTCATGATGTGCCTCCATCGATGAGTAATCCGTTTCCATGACCGGGTCGTCCCCCAGTGTTTCGGACATAAGCGTGGGGTAGTCTTTGGGGTCTTTGCCCTTCACGAAGAGTCTTTCCAACTCTCCATGGAAAAAATTCTTCTCCACTGCCTTCACAATAGGCCCTATCAACACTTTGCATTCATCTTGCATTGCGTTGATAATTCGCGGATGCTTGGGTTCTTGCCAACCCTCCCACTTAATGAAGGCTTTCGCTTGGGTCCCTTCCTTCGTTAGGATGACCGTTTCCTGACACACTTTGATAATTCGATCCCTTATTTTCTTAGAATAGCCTGACTCAGTCAGACAATCTTCTAGGAATTTAACGTCTCGAATGTTTATCGGTTTCACATATCTCTCTATGATTGCTTTCCCGTACCTCACGAGCTCCTTGGCGATTGTTTTGTCCTCTGGTGGCATTTCATTACCTACACGGTGAATGAGCCCACTAACCATACAGCGACTGTTCGACTGTGATGGTTGGTATTGAAGAGGAATATCACCAAAGATGTTCTCGATACGGAATCTGGGAATCACTCCAACTAAGCCTCGTTTATTTGCATATTTCAAAAAACTCCTCCAATGCACTTTCATCGCCATGGAAGTGCAGGGAGGATTGAGCTTTATTGGTGTGTCCCCAGGCACGCAGCCGGGGACGCGCCGGGGTCGCGCGTTCCGGCTGCCTCGTTTCCCAACTTGAGAAGCTGGTTCTCAATGAGTTGGGCGTGCAGGGCTTGGAATGGGATATAATATGACGCGACGTTCGCTGAATGCATGTGTGGCGGGTCATTTATATCCGGGACTCTTTCCATCAATGAGATGGACATTCGGGCACCAGTCACGTCGAGTCCTCGCGCGACTGAATCTTGGCGGAACACATCCAAGGCCTTGTCCAAATTGTACTCACCATGGTAGCGCGTCATGTCGCGGGTGATGGTGAAGACAACCGTGTCCGAAAACCAACCTTGTTCCAACTCACAGTTCACCTCTTGATTAGCGTAGCTGTACGCAATCATGGTGCATGGTGAAATGCAAGCGGTAAGTCTCCGCGTGGCTGGCCGTACGTCCTTCTGATAATCGAAATTTTCCAGTGTCTCGAACACTTTGGTTTCGACTTCAGGCTGGATCGGGCACACCCACTG